GGAAACAGAGATGAAACAGCGTGGTTATGAAACACTGGTGGCAGATTACGTTAAATCAAAATTAGGTGAAAACATCACCACAAGTCAGATTGCAACGCAATATGGTGAGGTTAGCCTTTATCACAACAATAAACTGTATATCGCAGTGTTTGATAATCCAACCACCCTACAGATAGACGACATTAATCGCCAACTCTTCGCAGTACATTTCACGCATGAGCTAATTTATCGAACGGGACGAAAACTACTGACCTTTGAAACCCAACGCTTACTAAAACCGGAAGTAAGTTATTTACTCAGACATCTAAAACAGATGGAGAAGAAAAATGCCAATTTATCGCGTACATAGCAGTGCTTACCACGATGGCTCAACTAAAGGATTTCGCCACGACATTAAACATAAACGGCACGACTGTTTTCGTGGTGATGTGAGGATATTTCAAATCATTGATGGATATCCACATCAAATCTCACGGAAGCGGAAACGTTTTACAAATAAAGAAGAGGCTTATCAGTGGGCAAAGCAATTTGCTCAAACCATCACAAAGCAATTAAAAAGGAAACAAAAATGAACGATCTTATTAAACATACACTACAAACCCTACTCTTTCTTGTTGCCGTTATCACCGTGCTAAGCCTTGCTGATGCCTACGCACAAACAGCGGAAGATTACTACACAAACCAAGGCTCCACATTAGAACAACTCGCCGAAATGGAACGCCAAGCCAACCTTGAGTGGCAACAAGAACAAGGCGACTTACCGCCCAATTTGACTGTTGAGGCTGAAAAATACCTCAAAAATTACACCGCACTTTTGCAACAGGAGATAACCAATGAGCGATAGCGAACTTGCCCGAGCGGTGGATACCCAACGCGATCGTCAGTGTGAAGCCCATTACGCTGAAGATGGCTTTGAAGAACGGTTACAAGCAGAAATCCAACGCATTGATGAGCAAATCAGAAAGGGCGATGAAACGCTCTTTGACGAGTTCACCCAAACCCTGTGCGACAACGATTTATTTTGGCTTGCCGTAGGAAGCGGGGCGGATTACCTCCCCTACCGACAACAAGCCATCGAGAAATTAGCCAAGCAAAAAATCATTCAGAGGATTTAATAATGGAATTCAATTTAATTTTATCCACCGAAAGCAAAGTGCTTTCTACCAACATTTCCACCTTCCAACAACAAGCCGAAAACTATCTTGCCGAGCTTAGCAACAGATTTGAAACGGATGACGACTTCGCCCAAGCAAAGCAAGACATTAAAGATTTAACCGAGCTAGAAAAACGCACTAAAGAAGCCATTGCCAATGCTCAAAATGGCGAAATTAAACAGCTTATTGAACAGGCTCAAGCGATAGCAGAACGTTTCCGCCAAGCTCGTTTAGAGCGTGAAAAGCTGGTGAAAACCAAAGAAGCGGAAATCAAAGCGAGCATTGTTAATGACGCATTTGAACGACTTGCCGTCGTCAAATCAGGCTTTGAAAACGATGTGTGCATTGCACTTGAACAGGTTATCTCAAAAGCCACGATTAAAAAACGCTTAGACGAAGCAACCAAACGCCGTAGCACTCTTGCCACTCTCACGAAAGCTGTAAATGCCGAAGAAACCCTTATCGGGGCAGAAATTGCAACCGAAGCTGCTCGACTTTCTGCGCGTCGTAAGCTAATCCCTATCTCTTATGAGTATCTCTTTAAGGATTGGCTCAATCTGATTACTGGGGATGACGAGCTTGAACCCATCATTCAAGCACGAATTGCCGAAGAAGAAAAACGCGAAGCGGAAATCAAAGCCAAAGCGGAGCAAGAGGCAAAAGCCCGTGCGGAAGCGAAGTTACAAGAAAACGCCCACAGCCAACAGGAAAACATCAATGAAAATACGGCGAATAGTGGACCGCAAACGCCAAGCCAAGCAACGCCACCAGCGACAACGCAATTTATTCTTAAAATCCCTGCTCAAGAAATCCCATTTACAGGAACGCTTGAACAATTAAGAGAATATTTCGCTCCAGTCAAGGTGCTGGGAATTACAGCAACGATTGTGAAAAAATAAGACTTTACAACCGCCCTACTTCGGATTAAGATAACCGCACTTAATTGATTAGTAGAAGTAATCATTTTGTTCTTTTGTAACAATTTAGATGCAGAAAACAGCTTGCCAAATGAACTTGAGCAGGCTCTTTTTCGTCTAAGAATAAAATTAAAATGAAATTTAATAGGAGTAGAAAATGAAAAAATTTAACTTAATGGAAGGTTGGGAAGTTTGATGGGCGAGGAATTGTCCAATTTAATTTCTAAAATTGATATAAATACAATCATAGGGCTAGGTACTTGTTTTTTTACTGGGTATCTAGCCTTTTTTGCTTGGTCTCAACTTAAAGAACTCCGTAAACAGCACAAACAGAAGTCCACAATTGATCTTCTTATTAGCAACAATAGCAATGAATACTATCGCAAGCGTAGAAAAGCATATATGGCAATGCGCGATAATGGTGTAAATCTTACTGTTCTTGCTTGCACCTTAAATGATAAAAATGCAACAAAAGAGCAAAAACGACAAAACTTTATTGTTTTAGATATTCTCAATGCTATTGAATTTATCTGTGTTGGAATAAAAGAAAACTTGTTTGATGAAGCTGTGTACAAACGAATGAGCAAAAGCAGCGTAATCAAAGATTGGAATACATTAAAGCCTTACATTATGGAGTTGCGTCGTATCAATAATAACAATGATAAACTATTTTGTGAATTTGAATGGCTGGCAGAGAAATGGATAAATGAAGAATAAAACTTTCGAAATTTGACAACCCCAAACTTTTATACTACTATCCGCCATAGGTGTCAGAACCTTTTTCACTTGGCGGATAGCTACACAAGTCGCCATAAGGCGATTTTTTTATGTCCGAAATCTCGTTAAGTCGAGAGGGCGACTAATACAATACCTTCGGGGAATACGTCCAGCTCTAACCAAGTGAGAGCTTCTGAACCTCTCGGCACCACTGTCAGAAGTGGTAATTTTCAGAAAATACACTTGGAGATGTCGTTATGACAAACTTATCAATTCTAAAAACACCAATTCGTTCCCTAGATAATCTTTTTTCATTAAATGATCTTCACTTAGCAAGTGGGGGCGCAGATAAACACCGCCCAAGTTTCTTTATTCGTCTTGATACAACTAAAGAATTAGTGCAAGAAATTGAACGTGAAAATTCTGATGTGCAGATCTGCACATCAATAAAATCACTAAGAACAGGGATTAACAAAGGCACTTGGGCTTGCGAAGAACTCGTCCTATCCTATGCAATGTGGATAAGCCCGAAATTTCATCTCGTTGTCTTGCGTGCTTTCTTGGCAATGCACAAAGGCGAAGTGAAACAGCAGCAACTTGCTTTGCCAGAACCCGAAAAGAAATATCCTTTCGAGCATAGCGAAAAAGAGCTACAAAATTTAGCGTGGGACTGGTTCGCCCTTTTCAAATGCGTGGAATTTACCAAAGACATTGTGCCTGCATTAGATGCCATTCAATCCAAATTTGCCCCACAAGCACGGAGTATCGTCTCCGAATATGGCTCTATGCTTCGCTGTCATCAACCGCTAATTCAAAAGCTCACCGCCCAATTTGAAATCGAAACTTGGGGCGATGAAAATTGGAATAGAGTACTACCGACTATTCGGGATAACGCAATTCTTAACCCAAGAAAACGGCTCCCACACCACAATTTCTAAAATTTAACAAAAACCGACCGCACTTCCCCGTGAACCGTGTGGCGGTTTTGCTCAACCTAAATTCAGCCAAAAGGTGAAATTATGTTCAAAATTTTAATGATTATCGGCTTGTTGTGGTGTGCGTATGAACTAGATTTAGGCTCAGACTGCGACGGGCATTATTGTGGAATAACAACAGATTTAATAGCAAACAAAGGAAAATAAAATGACAACAGCACTTCAAACTTTAACCCAAAAACTCGCTGAACGCTTTGAAATTGCAGACAGTTCAGGTTTAATACAAACCCTGAAAAACACGGCATTCAAAGGCGATGTAAATGACAGCCAGATGGCCGCACTTTTAATTGTAGCCAATCAATATGGCTTAAATCCTTGGACAAAAGAAATTTATGCCTTCCCTGATAAAGGGGGCGGTATTACACCAATTGTTGGTATTGATGGATGGGCAAGGATTTTAAATGAAAACCCTCAATTTGACGGTATTGAATTCGATTTAGACGAAGAAAAGTGTACTTGTCGTATTTATCGTAAAGATAGATCAAGACCGATTAGCATTACAGAATATATGAGTGAATGCTATCGTGATATACAAGGCCCTTGGAGAACGCACCCTAAAAGGATGTTACGCCACAAGGCAATGATTCAATGTGCAAGGTTAGCTTTTGGCTTTACAGGTATTTACGACCAAGACGAAGCTGAACGCATTGTAGAAAATCAAAAAGAACCGTTAAATGTAACGCCAAAACCAACGGTCATTGACACCACTGCGACAACTATCATTCACGCCACGCCTGAAAAAGTAGCAGAAATTCGTCAGTTAATTGAACTCACTGGCACACCGCTTGAAAAAGTATTGGCATCTGCCGGAGTGAATGAATTAGAGCTGATAACGGCAGAACGTGCAGAAGGCGTATTGAAAAAACTGCATCTTACGCTTGATAAACAAAATGCACAAAATCAAGCCAATAACGCAGATGAAGGAATCCCACTATGATAGATGGCTTAATCACACTTGATTGTGAACAAGGCTCGGAAGAATGGCTAGCCGCACGGCTAGGCATTCCCACTGGCACGGGCATTAAAAATATCGTGTCTAACAGTGGGCAAAAGTCTGCTAGCTGGGTGAGTTATCTCGCTGAACTGGTTGCCGAAAGTATTGAGGGCGGAAAAGAAAATGTAAAAACCGCTGCAATGGAACGCGGCAATCAGCTTGAGCCACTGGCAAGAATGGCGTATGAGTTTGAAACAGGCAATGATGTTGTACAGGTTGGCGGTGTCTATCTTAATGCCGACAAAGAGCTAATGATTAGCCCTGATGGACTCATTCCTACCCTTAGAAAAGGGCTGGAAATCAAATGCCCAAAAATGAAAACTCATATCAAATATTTGCTCGAAGGTGGTGTGCCGAGTGAGTACGTTATTCAAGTGCAATCCGCTTTATGGGTAACAGGCTATGAGACGTGGGATTTTGTCAGTTATTGCCCAGAATATCAAAAGCAGCCTTTTTATCTTTACACCGCGCAACGTGATGAAATATTAATGAAGGCATTTGATAAATATATTCCCGAATTTTTGACCGCACTTAAGGCACTTAAAGGAGAAAACCAATGGCAGGCATAAACAAAGCCATCATCGTCGGCAATTTAGGCAACGATCCAGAAATCCGCACAATGCAAAATGGCGATCAGGTTGCAACAATCAGCGTGGCAACCTCAGAAAGCTGGACTGATAAGCAAACAGGCGAACGGCGAGAACTCACCGAATGGCACAGAATTGTACTTTATCGGCGGTTAGCGGAAATTGCAGGGCAATACCTCAAAAAAGGCTCAAAAGTCTATATTGAGGGGCGTATCAGAACCCGAAAATGGCAAGACCAGCACGGCGTTGAGCGTTACACCACCGAAATTCAAGGCGACAGCTTGCAGATGTTAGATAGCCGCCAAGATGGACAAAGTGCACAAACAAACGCACCACCGCGTCAAACGCAATCAACAAAATCCAATGCTTATGCTAATGCTAAAAGTGGCAACTACACGCCACCACCGCAGAATAATGGTGATGAGCTAGATGATGATATTCCGTTCTGATTTGTCTAGCCTAGACAATTTCAGATGATTTTTAGACAAATGCCCTCACTTGAGGGCTTACATTTAAGTGTGAGCCTGCTCAAACAACTCAACCGCCTGAATAATCAACTGATTTTGAGGAATATCAAGTTGTTTGCTTAATTGCTCAATTTTCGCAATGGTAGCAAGGGGGAGTTTATAGCTTTTCGCTTTCACGCCACGCTTTACATCGCTTCGGGCTTTAATCTCATTAATTGACATTGCCATAAAATTTCTCTATGATAAAACTAATTTGAAGAACCGAGGGGTCTCCCCCTCGGATAGTTACCAAACCGTTAGTATGCTGGGGAGCTAATCACTAACAGAATGATAACTAGGATAATGACCTTAATCATTTAGCTATCCTTCTTCGAAGCGTGAGGATTAAGCCTCACACTCACTTTCAAGCTGTCTCTTGAAAGTGAGTATATTATATATCGGTGTACCGATAAAATCAACAAATATTCAAGAAAGCCTACAATTTTTATTGTGGGCTTTTTTATTTGACAAACCGCCCTACTTCAGATTAAGATAACCGCACTTCCAAGCCGTTTTTTAACGGCTTTTTTTGTACCTTAAAATGATAAAAAATAGGAGAGCACTAATGATTACATATCAAGATCTGTGCAAACAGCACCAACAATTCAACCATATTTTGATTGAACGTCGCGCGATATTAAGAGAACAAATTCGGCAATTACGTTTAGCCTTAGCAATGGATTTAGGGCTAACAGAAAAATATTATAAAAAACAACTTAACGACCCAAGCCCAACAGAACCTTACGTCAGAGTAACCGATAGCGATGGAGCCCCAACTGAGTCACATCAACTTAAAGCAGAATATGATGAATTACATAATCCAAGCATTACTTTTGGTTTATCTTTAGCGCTCGAAGAAAGTGCAATAACCTACCCGAAGAAGCCTGTTAGATTGGTTATTACAGCCTATTATCTTTCAGAAAATACCATAAGATTTGTTTTTCCGAATATTGACGACACACCAGCTTTCGGAATTAATATTGATGATGACAAGCAAAGTAAGTTTTCAGTAGTTATTGAGGCTTATAAACAACTTGTTATGAAAACTTTTACAATCTAATTGACAACCACCGCCCTTTAATTTAGGATATCCCCACTTTCAAACGAAAGTCGGGATTGGTCGCACGTTAGCGGCTTTTTTTGTATCTAAAGGGATAGAATATGAAAGTGAGCAAAGAAAATCAGGAATGGATTAAACAATACGCCCAAATTCACCAACTCACCGAAGAAGAAGCTGTGAATAAATTAATTGGTGAAGTGCGTGATACACAAGAAACAGCACGCCAAAATATGCAAAAGGAAATCATTGAAAGACTGCCAAATTTAAATTTTGAACAAATGCGAGAAGTTCGCCAGCTTATCGAACGACTTTACCCAACATTTTTTCAAGTTTTATCACAAGCATCAAAAAATAATCCCTAAATCCCACTTTACAAGGTGGGATTTTTATTTTACTATTCCGCTAACGGTGCTCAACACACCTTGACCAATAGCGGAATGAACCGCATTAAAGTGCGGTATTTTTTTATCCTGATTTTATGATCGGGTGGCGTTTCGTACATACAATACCGTAAGGAAAAACGAAAGGCTGACTATTGGCAGTGTTGAAGCACCCGATCGCCCTATCTCAACAGTAGGGAAATATAAAATACCAATAGGATAAAAAAATTATGTCTAATCAAATTCAATTTAATGCTTACAGTTTCAAATCTAATCAAGTTCGTGTAATCACCGATATTCATCAAGAACCTTGGTTTTGTGCAAATGATGTTTGTGCAATTTTAGAATATGCAAATCCTAGACAAGCAGTTCAAAAAAATTGCAACCCAAAGGGTGTATCTATTAGAGACACCCTTACCAAAGGCGGTAAGCAAGAAATGGTTTATATCAACGAACCAAACCTATACCGCCTAATCATCAAATCACGAAAACCAGAAGCAGAACCATTTGAAACGTGGGTATTTGAAGAAGTCTTACCGCAGATTAGAAAAACAGGTAAGTACAGTTTAGAACAGCAACAACTCGCCCTACCCGAACCAGAGAAAAAATACACATTCGAGTTCACCGAGTACGAACTCGAACAACTCGCTTGGCTTTGGTTCAGCCACAAAAGAATGAACACCTTACTTGCTGACCTTTACGAACCGCTCAATGCACTTGGATCAACTTTCAGCAGCAGCGTGTACAGCCACGCTCACGAATATCACCGCCACCACAAAGAAAGCCAAGCCACAATGCAACGCTTGATTGAGCCATTCAAACAATCCACCAAACTCAACTGGCAAAGAGTGATACCCAAAATCACCCCAACAAGAAATTATCTCGATTTCTAAAATTTAACCAAAACCGACCGCACTTCCTCGTGAACCGTGTGGCGGTTTTGCTTACCTCAAATTCAGCAAAAAGGTGAAAATATGTTCAGAATTTTAATGATTATCGGCTTGTTGTGGTGTGCGTATGAACTTGATTTGAGGGCTGACTGCGATGGGCATTATTGCGGAACAGCCACAGATTTAATCACAAAAAATTAACTCAACCCAAGCCTACGTTGTAGGCTTTTTTATTAGGAAACCCTATGGAAAAACTCACCAAATCCAAAGCGAGGGTAAGAGCGTTTGGCGAGGTGTACACACCTCAAAAACTGGTGCAAAAAATGACCGCACTTTTACCCGAAGAGAGCTTTGAGCCTGAAAAGAAAATCCTCGAACCCAGCTGTGGCACGGGGAATTTTTTATACGACATTCTAAACCGCAAGCTGTGCAAAATCCTCGTAGGTCCAAAGCACCCTTATTACAAAGTGCTGAATATGTATCAAGCACTAGCGAGCGTTTACGGCGTAGATATTCAACTTGATAACGTGATTGAATGCCAATCTCGCCTCAAATCCCTATTTTACGAATGCCTCGCAATGTTGCACGTTAAGCCCTTTGACTATTTTGTCGATCACGTCTTAATTAACAACATCAGACTAGGAAACGCCCTTGAGGACGCATTCACCTTTATTGATGTCGAGATCGTTTTCAAAGGTCGTGATATTGGCATTAAGGTAGAGAAAGATAGTTTTTTGCTTAGCGAATATGAATGCCATTTGCAACAGAACACCTCTCAACTCCAAGCCGTGCGATTG